AATGTTAACTAGAGATTTCTACAAAGCTGAGAATGCTGCGTTTTTCTCTACTGTATCTGCTGCTGCAACTGGTTCTACTACAACTGCTGAAACTGTTGATTTAAAGCAATTAGTTGACTATATCGCAAATCAAAAGAGTGCAAACTTTGTATCTTCTGTTGCTTTAGTAAGCCCTGCACAATTAGGTCGTTTATTAAAAGAGACTATTACTGCTGGTTATTATGCTGGTGCTGGTAGTGTTATTGTTAATCCTAATGGTGGCATCACAATATGGGGTACTCCTGTAATTGCTGCATCTTGGGTAACTGATGATAAAGTACTTATTTTAGATAATAACTTCTGCGAAAGAGTTGAGGTTGAAGGAATGGCTATTGAGTTCTCTTATGAGAATGCTAGTAACTTCCAACAAAATATGGTTACTGCTCGTATCGAGTGTTATGAAGATATTAACTTAATGCAACCTACATCTGCAATCTATGCTGACTTAGGTAACGTATAGTTCTAATCTTGCATAGATTTAAAGACCCCTTACTTAATAGTAGGGGGTTTTTTATTATAAATAATGTAAATTTGTAAAAAAGATGTATGGCATATTCTAATTTTATAATAGATTTTACTTTAACCGATATTGCTCCTGTAACCGAGCCAGTTACTTTAGCAGAGGCTAAATTGTATTGCAGAGTAAGTAATTCTGTTGATGATAACCAAATCACATTGATGATTAAACAAGCAAGAGAAGCCATTGAAGTAGGCACAGGCTTAAGTTTAATACCTAAGACTGCCGTTGTTTGGTTTACTAATTTTGATGGCAATTTTAACCTTCCTTTTGGACCAGTCAATAGTTTTACTTCATTATACGACCAAAATAACAATGCTATAATAGCTGCTGATTATACTTTAGTGGGGGGTAAGTTCCCACAATTACAAAGACCTCTTTTTAGGAACTTAAAGGCTACTTATACTGTTGGATATACAACTATCCCAAATGACTTAAAGATTGCTATTTTAGACCAAGTAAGCTACGATTACGAAAATAGAGGATTAGATTCAGATACAGGTATTTGTGAAAAGTCTTGGAAAGCTTGTCAACGCTGGACAAGAATAAGCCCAATATTATGAAATTAGGAAGCAAGAAAGCAAATTATGTTGATGCCAATACAATGTATTCTGAAATAGGCTTATATGTGTCTACAAGGAGTGCTGATGGTCAAGGTGGGTATACTACAACCTTTGCCTTACAAGGAGTTGTATTTGGCGATTTTAGACCTATGGATGAAAATAGAGCCTTATTAGAGGCAGAGTTAAGTTTTACTCGTGCTGCTAAGTTATATATCAGGTACGATGTAACAATCAATAATAACTACCAAATAGAGGCTGATGGAGAGATGTACACAATACACTCTATTAAGGATGTAGAGAATCAGTTTAGATTTTACGAAATAATAATGTACGCATAATGGCAATAGGAGTTAATTTAACTGGTATTGATAGTTTGCAAGGTGCTATTAAAAATTTAGATGAAAAACTTACAAAAGAGGTTTCTAATGAGATTAATGCTTCTTCGTTAAAGATTCAATCTGATGCTAAGAAATTAGTACCTGTTAATATGGGATATTTAAGAAACTCTATTGTACTAGATGGCGAATTAGGTAGTTTAACATATAATGTAGAAGCTAGAATGCCATATGCAGCTTATGTTGAATTTGGTACTGGTGGCAAAGTTTCTATACCATCTGGATATGAGGAATATGCTGCATTATTTAAAGGAACTAGAAAAGTAGCAGGAATGAGGTCTCAACCTTATTTAATACCTTCTTTTGAGATGGAGAAACCTAAATTAATAAAAAGACTAAATGAAATGCTAAATGCTAAATCCTAATATTGAAATAAAGAAATGGTTTTATACCAATTTAGTAAGTGCTACAAGTTTAAGTGTTTATGATGGATTTTCACCAGAAGGAGCAGGTAATGAATACATAATTCTAGAAGGTAGAACATCTAGTCAAGAACAAGGCAAAGATGGTTATACAAATGCTATTACTATTATAGTTGACATTGTTACAAAAAATGCTAACTTTGGCTATAAACGAGCTGAAACAATTAGCAATTTGATATTGGCAGCAATAAACTCGGACACAACTATAACTCTAAGTAATGGATTTACTTCATCTTCTTTAAGTGTAGAAAGTGTAAGAAATTTAGATGCTTTAAATCCTATTGATAATGTATTTAGAACGATTATAACATATAATATAATAATAACTCAAAATTAAATAAAATGGCAGAAACAAAAGTATCAGCAAGAGACTATATTCTTTTAGCTGACATAGATGGAGACTCAACATTTAAACCTGTTGCTTGTCTTACAACTAACTCAATGACATCAACTGTTAACACTATTGATGCAACTTCAAAATGTGGCGACCAATATCAAGCTGGTCCTTCATTTACTCAATCTTTCAAAGGCGAAGGTTTTGCAATTGATGAAACAGGAACTCCTAGTAAGGATTCTTACCAACAATTGTATGCTGCTCACGCTGCAAAAACTGCTTTCAATATGAAGATGGGTAAAGCAACTCCAACTTCAGGTGATATTGTGTATTCAGGTCAAGTATTTATTTCAAACTTTGATGTAAACGCTGCTGATAAAGATGATGTTAAATTCTCTGCGACTTTCGTAGTTACTTTACCACCATTAACACAAACTGAAACTGCATAAAAAATAACCTATGTTTGAATTAAGACTGAACAACAAAACTATTCCTTTAAAGTGGGGAACTTGGGCTATGCGTGAATTTTGTATGGCAAAAGCAACAATGAACGATAAAGGAGAAAAAGAGAATCTGCCAATAAATAGATACTTTGAAATATTGAATAATACTCAATACGATTTAGAACTTATAATACTATTAATATTTATAGGGTATAAATCTGCTTGTAATAGCAATAAACAAAGTGTTGAATTTGATGAAAATGATGTGTGTGATTGGGTTGATGAAATTGGTGGAATTTTTGATGAAAAAGGTGGTGTAATTGAATATATTAAATACATTATTTCAACAACTGTATTGACTGTTCAAGGAACACCTGTTAAAGAAGAAAAAAAAAAGTCTAGCAAATCTAAGTTGGGATGACATCTTAGTTAAGGCTGCTGAATGTGGATTAAGACCTAATGAGTTTTGGGATATTACTTGGAAAGATTTTTCAATTATTGTATTAGGCAATGAAAGAAAAGAGTTAAATGAATGGGCGAGGACAAGAAACCTCGCCTATATTATATATCTCAGTAATAGTGCTGAACAATCACCTAAGTCATTAAAATCATTTTGGCATATACCAATGTTAGACGACAATGATGAAGAAGAAGAATTAAAAGAAATGTTAACGGATGACCAATTAGCAAGAACATTAAAATTATACGGAGTAAATTAGTAAAATGGCACAGGAAACACTTAAAATTACGATTACAGCCGATAATAAAGAGGCTTTAGAAGGATTACAACAAACATCTGTTGCAACAACTCAATTAAGTTCATCTCTAGGTAAATTACCAAGTGCTTCAAATCAAGCAAATCAAGCTTTAATAAATTCAGGTCGTGTTTTACAAGATTTGAATTATGGTTTTATGGGTATTGCAAATAACCTTAATCCATTACTTGAATCATTCCAAAGATTAGGTGAAAAGTCAAAAGAAGCTGGAACAAGTATTGGTAAAGAATTAGTTGGTGCGTTAACAGGTCCAGCAGGACTTGGCGTTGCTTTATCAGCAGCAGTATTTATATTCTTAAAATTTGGTGACGAAATATCTAATTTTATTACACAAAAGATAGGTGGTTTAAATGGTGCGTTAGCATCTGAAATAAAAGTATTTGATGATTCATCTAAAGCATATGTTAAGGCATCTACTGATATAAATAGTCTTAATGAGGCACACGAACAATATAAGAATGGATTAATAACTAAAGATGCTTTTTTAAAGCAATTTAATACTACTCTTGGAGATACTATTGCAAAAACTAATGATTTAAGTACTGCTGAAAAATTCTTAACTCAAAATTCAGAGGCTTATATAAAAATGATATTTTATAAAGCCGTAGCTCAAGAAGCAGCAGCACAAGCAGCAAAAAAACAAGTAGAACAATTAGCATTAGAAGAATTGCCACCAAGTCCAACAATGGGGCAAAGAGCATTAGCTTTAGTAAGTCGTGGTGGTACATCTGGTGCTGATATTGCAGAAAAAGATAGAAAATCTAAAATAAAAGATTTAGAATATGATGCTTATGTTTTACAAGAAATTAATAAAAAGTACAATGTAATTGCAAATAATATTCAAGAAACATTTACTAGAGTATTTGGAGCATCAAATAAAGGTGTTGGAGATGTAAAGCAAAGTGAAACAAGTAAAATATTACAAAAATTAGCAGAAGAAACAAAATCTTTACAATATCAATTAGATGAAGGTCTTATTAAAAAATTACCAACTAATGATAAAGATAAAGAATCATATTATACTTTAAAGATAAATGCTATTTCTGATGCTATCAAAAAACTTGCTGGTTTAACTGGAGGTGAAGCAAAAACTGCTTTAGCTAGTTTAAAGCAAGAGTTATCATCAACAAAATTTGATGAAGCATTAGGTTTATTAGGTAAAAAAAGATTAGGTGAGGCTGGTGCAAATAAAGAAAAGTCATTAGACCCTGAAAGAACTGCAAGAGAGTTTGAAATGCTTGACAAAGAAGTAAATGCAATATTTATTAAAGGTCAAATTGCTAAAGAAAAAGAACTTAGTAAAATATTAAAAAAACAACAAAAAGATTACGAAAACTTTGCTAATACAATTGCAAGTGGTGTAACTAATGCTTTTATGGGTTTATTTGATGCAATGGAAAGAGGACAAAGTGTTGGTCAAGCACTTTCTGATATGTTTACAAACTTAGTTAAACAAATTGCAGCAGCAGTTATTCAAGCATTGATATTTAAGGCAATAATGAATGCTATAACAGGTGGAGCAAGTGGTGGAGTAGAAGCAGCATCAGGTGGAGCAAGTATAGCTGATTTTATAATGTCAGGAATTACTCCACACGCAGCAGGAGGTATAACAACAGGACCTTCTGTTGGAATGATAGGAGAAGCTGGACCAGAAGCAATTATGCCTTTGAGTAAATTATCTAGTTTTTTAAATACTTCATTTAATGCAGGTGCAATGAGCAGTGGTTCAACAAGTAATGGTAGTCAATTTGTATTAAGAGGTCAAGATTTGCTTCTTTCAGTAAATAGAGCACAAAAGGCATCTAATCTTAAAGGACAAAATATCAGTTTAGCATAATGGCATACGGATTAAGATATACTATCCCACAAAAATTAAGAGATGATAAAAGTCTTATAGTAAAAATATATGAAGATGGATATAGTGGTTCATCATATCAATATATTGCTACATCAATTAATATACAACCTAATTCTGCTGACGAAGATGCTTTAGCTTGTATAATTTCTACTCAATTAAATATAAATTTTATAGTTAATACAGAAGATGATTATAGTAATTTCCCTGATTTATTGAATTATAATGATACTAAATATTATGTTGAATTAACAATAGATAATGAAATAAAGTGGAGAGGTTATTTATTTAATGATTATGTAGGTTTAACTTTTACAACAGGAATACAAGAAGTAAGTTTAACTTGTATTGATGGCTTATCATTTTTAAGATATAAAATTTATAGTCCTGTTGAAAACAGTAATGGTTTAACTAAGTTATTAGATTTAATTAATAATACTTTATATTTTTTACCTTCTTACACAAATACTTCAATGTATATGTGTTGTTCTTATTTTGCTACAGGTATGAATAATAGAACTGATGGTCCATCTAATGACCCATTTAGTCAATCATATCAATATAGAAGAGATTTTATAGGGTTAGATTATTATACTATTTTACAAAATATAATGTTGTCTTTTGGTTGCAGATTATTTCAATCTGAAGGGGATTGGTATATATTGCCAATGAATCAAATGCCTTCTACAATCTATTATACAAAATATATTATTACTTCTACTACACCAAGTCTAGATAGTAGTGGAACATTAAATAAGTCTGTAAGTATTGAACCATATTCTAATACAAATGTTCATTTTATAAATAATAGCCAAACAAAAATTGTTAGAAAAGGTTATCCAACAATACAAAGCATAGTTGATTTTACACCTGCTAATAATTATATACATAATGGTAATTTTAAATCAGTTGTATCTTCTCAAGCAGTAGGTTGGGATGTTGCTACAACAGGTTCTTCTTCTGTTATTTTAACTCAATTTCCAAGTGTTCAATTTAATAGATATACTATATTTTATTTAAGTTCAGGTACTGCTTCAATTACTACTAATTCATCATATTTAGCAAATATGTATGGAGGTAGTGCAACATTTTCTTTTGATTTTCAAGCAGCAAATGCTAATCAACAAATACTTGCTATTATTACAATTACTATTGCTGGTACATTATATTATCTAACAAGTGATTTATATTGGAGAACAAGTTATGCAGTAATTCCTAAAACATATACAGAATCTAATACTTATCAAACTCAATCAATAGAAATACCATTAGGATTATTGCTTTCTCCTAATCCAAATTTAACATTTCAAGGACCAATAACTATAAAATTACAAGCAGATAGCACTCACGTTGGTGGTTATGTTAGAAATGTAATATTAAAGCAAAATGGTTATGAAATAAAAAATGCTACAATTACTAGAAGTATTGGGAATGTAAATCAAACTGCAAAATCAATAGATTTATATTATGGTTTAAATTATCCACTAATAGGTCAATATGAAGTTTATAATAATGTAGGTCTTATAACTAATTCAAGTGGTGTATTTTGGGCAAATTGGTATGTGCAAGGTGCTATTGGCACTACATTTTATTCATTGCCTTTCCTAATAATGAGACAATATTCTAATTTATTAAATAAAAATATAGCTACATTAGAGGGTGATTTAGGTAATTATAGTAGTTCTGTTGGAATGATAGGTTTAGATAAGGTTTATACAATAACGGATGCGTCAACAAATAGCTTAACTTATAATGGTAAAAAGTTTATGGCTAATAGATTAACTATGAACCCATTTTTAGATGAAACTAATTCAATGCAATTCTTAGAAGTCAGCAGTACTAATATAGCTTCAACTGAAACTATTGTGTATATTACTGACCAAGAACAAGAAACTCCGAGAAGGTATTTTTAATATTAATATAGATTAACTTTGCAATATGGCAGATAAAGTACAAGGTAATAATATGATTCTCTATTGGCAAAATCCCAATGGAGTATTCTATCTAAATGGTGGCATATCAAAAGGCACAATAGGTGGTAATTCTTACTATCAATTTAGTTCTACTGAAAATGTAGGTGCTAGTGTAAACTTTACTGCAACAGGAGACAATGTTATTGCTAGATTTATTACAGATGTTAATAAACCTAATATGACAACTATTCCTGCTGGAACTTGGACTTTTAGTTCTTATGTTTCAGTTACTTATAGTTTAACTTATTCTCCAGCCTTTTATTTTGTGGTATCTAAATACAACGGAACTACATTTACAACGATAGCAACAAGTTCTACTACTGTATTAACTTCACTTAGCAAGACTTTATATTCTACCTCATTAAGTTTTCCAGCTACATCACTTGATGCAACTGATAGAATAGCAATAACTGTATATCCTGTAAACTTAGGAGCACAAGATATTTTCTTTTATACTCAAGGAACTAATGTGGCTAAGGTAATAACTACAATGCCAACGGACATTCCTTTTGCTTGTTCAACAAATTGCTCTTTCTCAGTTAATGTGGACCAAAAAGAAGTAACAAGTCAAACAAGTGCTTGGTATCGTGAATTTAAGAACGACATAGCTAATTGGACTGTGAATTGCGATGGCTTAATAACATTAGCTAATTACGGATATTTATACTTATTGCAAACTCAACAAAGCAGAACTCAGATAGCAATTAAATTTGCTATTGATAACGGAGCAGATGGTTTAGTAATTATAGGTGGAAATTGTAATATTACGAGTTTACAAATCAATGCACCTTATAAGGACATTGGCACTTATTCAGTAGGCTTACAAGGTTCTGGTGCTTATACGACTTCAGGAACTTCAATAAATCAAAATGGTGTGATAGTAATAGCAAACGGACAAGTGTATATGAAACAAGCTACGGCTGCTGGAGGAGAAACTACTATCACTTGGTCAGATATGATAGGCAAGACTTGTCTAGGCTTTACAAGAGGTGGTGTGGAAGTAAGAGAGATACTTACAACAGGAACTCCTACAAACGACCAGATTAAGTTTACAAGTGCAAGTGGTGTGGTTACTTTCGGAAGGGCATTAGAATCAGATGAATTTATTAGAGGACTATTTCAATAATTAATATGAGCAATCAATTACAAATAACGGGTGGTGCAAAAGTAAGAGCCTTAGAAGGTGTCATAACAGGAACGAGTGGTGTTTTATCAAGTGTTCCTTATGGTGGTGCTAATGGTGTTGCTACTTTAGATTCAGGTGGTAAAGTTCCTGTATCTCAATTGCCTTCTTCGGTAGTAACTTATTTAGGTACTTGGAATGCTGCAACTAATACTCCTTATTTAGTAAACGGAACAGGAGATGCTGGAGATTTATACATTTGTAATGTTGCTGGTACTGCTAACTTTGGTGCTGGTCCTATTACTTTTGCAGTAGGAGATTGGGTTTTATACGGAAGTGGAACTTGGCAGAAATCAAATGGACAAAATGGTACTGTTACTTCGGTGGCTGCTAGTATTACAGGGAATAGTATAGGAATCACAGGTTCTCCAATTACAACGGCTGGAACTTTAGCTTTTGCTTTTGCAGGTACAAATTTACAATATGTTAACGGAGCAGGGGATTTAACTACATTTCCTTCTTTAACAGGATATGTAACTTCGGTAACTGGTACTGCTCCTGTTGTAAGTAGTGGAGGAACAACTCCTGCTATTTCAATGGCTGCTGCAACGACTTTGGTAGATGGTTATTTAAGTGCTACTAATTTTGTTACTTTTAATAATAAGCAAAATGCTATCACACTTACCACAACAGGAACGAGTGGTGCTGCAACATTAATAGGTGCGACTTTAAATATTCCTAACTATGGTTCAGGGTTAACAGGATATGTTCCATATACAGGTGCAACTCAAGATGTAGATTTAGGTGCGTTTAAATTGAATGCTCAATCTTTACACGCTAAAGGAACAGGAGGATTAGGGCATCTAGGATTGAAACATCAGTCTGCAAGTGCAACGGCATCGGCTAATGAAGTATCTTTATTTGCAGATAGTCTTGGTGATTTAAGTTGGTTAAATGGTAATCTTTATTTAAGCAAGTTTATTACTTCTAATAATACTGCAAAT